AATGGTTACTTTTTGAGAAGTGCATGCGAGGCGATTCGTCTGACAATGTTTTTTCAGCGTTTCCTGGAGTGCGTACAAAAGGCACCAAGAACAAAGTTGGTTTACAGGAAGCGTATGCTGATAAAGACAAAAAAGGATATAACTGGAACAATATGATGTTACAGCGTTGGACAGATCCAGATGGCGTAGAACATCGTGTACTAGATGATTATGTGCGTAATGTAACACTAGTAGATTTAACAGCACAACCAGAAGAAGTAAAAGCTGTAGTAGATGCTACGATCCGAGAACAGATTAGTCACAAAGATGTGGGACAGGTTGGTGTAAGGTTTTTACAATTCTGTGGCAAGTACGAATTGAACAAGTGTAGTGAGTCAGCAGAAACATTTGGTAGCTGGTTAAATGAAACCTATAAAGGTGTATTGAATGATTAAAGATTTATTTTGGATCACAGTAGCATCTAGTATTGTTATTGTAATGGCAATGTTAGCTATGTGGTCAAACGATAAAACTGAAACACTAGCAACCTATGACTGCCGTATGTTAATCGGTGGATGGCACCCAGATGTTCCGGCCAAGGTTATAGAAGAATGTAGAAAAAGGAGTAGCAAATGAGTCTAGTAGCTAAACCAGTAATTGATAAACAGTTTTGGATTTTACAAGAAGATAATAATAAAATAGGTAATATAGAAGCCTGCGACGGCGGTTATCAAGTTAAGATTAATAATCAAATTGTAGCACAATATAAGACTATTAAATTAGTTGAGAGAAACATTGATGTACATTTTGAAACTGTCATCAAACCAGCAAAGAAAAAAGCTACTAATATAGTACACGGTTATCCGGCGGCTGGCCGTGTTTATAATCCCATGTGGGACGTGCCACAAAAATTACCAGTCTATACCAAAACAAAGAAAAGTAAAAGTTGGTATGCGGCAGGTTGGTATACTGTGAGACAAGGACGCCACTGGCAAGTACAACAAGATCCTAAATTAATCGTACTACAACGATACCCTTACAAGGGACCATTCCTAAACAAAGAAGAGGCACAACCAAAATGACAAATCCGTTCAGAGACCAAGACAAATTCATGACTGCTTGCGAGCAAACTGTATCAGGCATGAATGATGATCAATTTAGACTTTATGCTAAACTAATTACAGAAGAATACGACGAACTTCGTGTGGCCATTGCCAATAAAGATCAGGTTGAAACATTAGATGCGTTAGTTGACATTTTAGTTGTTACTATTGGCGCTATTAACTCCATGGGTGCCGATGGCGAAGGAGCATGGCGAGAAGTAATGGCCACTAACTTTGCTAAAATTGACAGACAGTTGGGTAAAGTACGCCGCCGTGAAGATGGCAAGATTCTCAAACCCGAAGGTTGGGAACCACCTAAGTTAGAAAACTTTTTGAAGAGAGAACATTGAGTATACATTTACAAAAATTTATCGAGCGAGTTCGTAGCAACGATGCTCGGGGCGGTAAAGACTTCGTAATGCCCATGAAGGATGCCAAAGGTATGGCTGCCGATTTAACTGAACTGTTACTCGAGCTCAGAACCTTGCAACAAGCTGCATTAAACGGCCAAACGGACCAGGTTATTGAGCTCAAAATTGACGGTGGGAAGTTTTAATATGAGTATATTATGGCTAAATAATATACTATGTCCCGTCCAAAACCTACGATCCTAGCAGAGCTTACAAACAAGCAAACATACAAGACTGAGCAAGTGCTTGCCTCGGACGGTGTATGGGCTGTTTACTTTGACAGTAAACCTGTTAATCTTAAAACTTCTAATTTATTAGTTCAATACCCTGGACCTAAATATAAAAAAGTAAGTTTTAGTAATCCGGGTCACGCTATTAATCTTGCTAAGAAACTTAACACACAATTTAAAACTGATAAGTTTAGTGTAGTACTACTCAAGCAAGGCGCACAAGTATATCCTTAAGATGGTATTACTGTGCGCGATAAACTTAAACTTACTAAAAAATTAGTATCACAACTTCCAGAAGAACGACGAATTAGTGTAGAGTCCGCAAGAGTATCGTGGTGGCATAATGTTAGGCCAACAGGCGGACTACGATTAACTTCTACTGGCTGGCTTGCTCTAGCTGGAGATCTTGATTTAGAATTTTACGAATATAAAATAAAAGATCCTGTAGCATTTAATCAACATATGATATTGGCATTGGATCGAAAATTACAAATGCCTTATTATATTGTAGCCACAAAAGGCGTGCCAAAAGCTGTGGTATTTTTTGATAGTAAAGAAGCGGTGTTAGCCAATTTATATGGTGATTTAGAAAAGTTTCTTGACAATTATAATTAAAGGTGTTATATTAACAATATAGGGCCAATAGCTTAATGGTAAAGCAATCGACTCATAATCGATTGAGTCTAGGTTCAATTCCTAGTTGGCCCACCAGAACTAAATAACTTTATGGAACAGAACAAAAAACCCGTTGATAAGTTTTTTTACTCTGAAAAAGAGTGGGATCGTTTAGGATGTGGTCCGTTGCCCGACGAGCGTGATCGTAATAAGTTTCAAGAAGTACACGCAAAAGGTAATCCAAAGATTGACGGCAAGGCTGTAAAAGGATATAACTAAAATGGCTATGGTAGGTTTATTAGTTTGCGTAGCAATTTTATTATATGCTCTAGTAGTATTAAAAGATTATTATAAAGATAATCAGTAAAGAATTGTTGTAATTCCTCCGTAAGGAAGGCGCTGTGGACGGGAGTTCGATTCTCCCCGGATCCACCAAAGCATACTCCGAACCAAGTTATTGGTAGCAAGGGTGTAGCCCGAGTATGCTTTAGTGGGTCCGACCGGTTTCGACATGGTGAGATAATGAAAGAGGCAACACGGTAGGCGATGACCGTTAATCAAGCAAATCTCGTAAATGCAAAAGCATCTACTGGCGAAGTAACTGTTTCAGCTAAGAACATCAAGTTCCGCACTTTAGCAGCTAAAGGCCAATCATTAGCAGTTTAATCACTGCTTAGGGCAGGAAATGCCTCGTAACAGAAACCACCAGAACCCGCTTCGGCGGGTTTCTTTTTGTCATAATCAACCAAAATCTAGTAATTTTTTGCTGTCTAAGACAAAAACGCAATAAATATTAGTTCAGTATTACAAACATAAAGGAAATATTAGAATGAAAAAAGTACTATTAGCAGTAGCATTATTAGCATCAACAACTTTTGCGTTTGCAACTGATGTTGGCGTTTTCGGTGGCCGCAACATGGGCTCTAAGCAAGACGCTGTAGGTGTTTCCGTTGGTCAGTCATTTGGCAAATTTGGCGTTCAAGGAACATTTGATCGCAGTACAATTGGTCCTATTGATGTAAATCGTTACACTACATCAGTAAGCTACGATGTCGTTAAATTAGGTCCTGTACAAACTAATGTTCGTGCTGGCGCTGCATTTATTGATACTCAAAAGCCAGGTGTAGGCAATGGCGGTGCCGGATTTGTTGGCGCTGGTGTAGCTTATCAAGTAGTGAAAAATGTAAATTTGGTTGCTGATTATGCTTACCAAAAAGGTAATAACATTACTAAGGCCTACGATGGTAACATCGTAACCGCAGGTGTTAAGTACTCGTTCTAAATTTTACGAGTTTAATAAAAAGGACCCTAGGGTCCTTTTTTATTGACCATTTAGTATCGCTATAATGATATGATTTAGTTCTTAAATAGTTGTATCATGCGAGCACTTTGGGACAAGTATCCCGAGCTTCCTTATAGGGCTGTAGCACCATGGCCTATCATAGAAACCAACGGGAATCTAGATTGGGTTGCCGCAGTTGATACGATGAAATCCTGGCTTGAATCCGCAGTTGGTAGGCACTATGTCCGGTGGACTTGGACTATGTGGACTTTGGATCAAACTGATTTATGCGGTGTGAGTTTTGCCCGTGACACTGATAGTACGCTGTTTTTACTAAAATGGAACCATTAGTACAAACAAAGGTTGACAAACAAACATAAATACCTTACAATATACAATACTATGAAAAACATTATTCATTCTTCATTATTACAGCCAACACAAGGCGGGCTAGCCTATTGGGCAGTGGATTGCGGCATGATTAATGTACTAGAAGCAAAGGGTCTTAGTTAATATTGTATTAATATATTTTTTAACCAAGACCCTGGAACTAAACACTCCAGGGTTTTTTTATTTTGAAAAGGAAAGAAAGATGATAGATTATACCAAATTGAATGATCGTATTATCGAGCAGGCTTATTCGAACATTTTGACGCCAGAAGAAAAACGCAGGCTGATCGAAGAAAAATTTAATCGTGCTGCTCAATATTATAAATCGGTACAAGCACCAATCTACCCAATTAAGGACTAGACAAAGTAGTTGAATTGTAGTATAATGTGTTATGGGAAACGAGATCCTGGTCTGCACGTAAAACATGGACCGAATGGGCGGGCACTAAGATGAAACTCCTTGTGTGGAGCGAAAAATCAGTGTATAGTAAAGCGCATTGGACGATCCGAGTTATCGGAAGCAAACATCATAAGTGGCTAGTGCGCTTTACTATATATAATAATGGGACGGTGGCGGAGTGGCCCAACGCAAGGGACTGCAAATCCCTAAAACCGTGAGTTCAAATCTCACCCGTCCCTCCATATTTAATAAATATATCTATGCGTTATACTGATAATATCCCTTTACATTGTTTTCCCGTTGATACTAAAATTGATATACCTAAGTTGTATGAAAGTGTAGTAATTTTATTACAAAGATTAGGATTAAGTCTTATCGTAGTCGATAGTATACTCAAAAAACAAAAAGCATTCGCAATAAATTTAACACATTTGCCGCACTTAACAGGCGATGCAAGGTGGAAGGCTCATACAGGCACACATGATTTGGTTAAAAAAGAAGGTGTAAACGAAGGTGACTTTGTTACAGTACTAGCCGAGTTAGAGGGATTATATTTAGCTCAAGTGTTTAATGATATACTTAGAATTCATGGCAAACCATTTCAAGGTAGAACTCAACTGTCGTGGCGAGGCGCCGGATCATTATATCAATTCCATACTGATCCACATACAGCTAATAGATACCATATACCCATTGTAACCAACAACAAATGTTATTGGGTATTTAAAAATAAAGAAGAATTCATCAAAGTAACTATGCCAGCTGACGGAAGGGCGTGGTATGTAGACCCAACTAAATTAAAACATACTTTTATTAACGATTCAAATGAAGCTAGATTGCATTTATTAATGACTAGCGAAATATAGTAATATATCTATCGCGGGATAGAGATATAATATCTCGAGGGTCTCGCCTTATTTCTTGGTGTAATCAAAGATCCCGCAACCAAACACGGTTTGGTAGTTCAATTGGTTAGAGCACCGCCCTGTCACGGCGGAAGTTGCGAGTTCGAGTCTCGTCCAGACCGCCAAGAATGTCGCCCGACCTAGGGGTTGAAACTAGGGGTTGCTGACTCGCCATAGCAGTCAGGGTTAGGTAGGTTAGACAAAAATCTCCACGCAGGTTGTAGCGGATACAACTAACAGTGATAACTCAAGCCCGGGGCTCTACGACAATGAGTAGCCGGGCACTTCGCTCCCATCGTCTAGAGGCCTAGGACACCGCCCTTTCACGGCGGGTACGCCGGTTCGAATCCGGCTGGGAGCGCCAAACATTAAATAATAATACGAGTCCCTGATGTCAACGGTAGCATGTCGGTCTCCAAAACCGATCGTCGGAGTTCGAATCTCTGGGGATTCGCCAAATAAATTTGAAAGATATTAATGAAATTTAACATACCTCAAATCAAAGAATTTGTTGACCGACAGGGTCCTGATACTAGGATTTATATTGGTGTAGACTCTGAGCGAATTAAAAGAGATAAAGTTTGGTATGCTGATTATACTGCGGCCATTGTAGTACACATCGATGGCAAGCACGGATGTAAGTTATTTGGCGAAGTAACTCGCGAACGAGATTATGATAGAGTAGACAAGCCTAATACTAGACTAATGATGGAAGTGTTTAAGGTTAGTGAGCTATACTTAAAACTTGCTGAAGTCTTAGAAAATAGAGCAGTAGAAGTACACTTAGATATTAATCCAGACGAAAATCACACAAGTTCTAATGTGGTGGCGCAGGCAATAGGATATATACGAGGCACTTGTAATGTTGAACCACTTGTTAAACCTCGCGCATTCGCAGCAACTTATGCGGCAGATAGGATGAAAGGGTTACGAGTAGCAAACGAATTTTAATGGGAATGTGGAGAAACAGGTATACTCACAAGACTTAAAATCTTGCGCCGTAAGGCATGGCGGTTCGATCCCGCCCATTACTACCAGGAGTCAAAGTTTTAATGCGGGATTAGTTTAATGGTATTGAGAGCATAGCGAGCGGGTGTAACTCAGTGGTAGAGTGTCAGCCTTCCAAGCTGTTCGTCGCAGGTTCAATCCCTGTCACCCGCTCGGTATGTTTTTGATTCCAGATATGAATTTTTTCTAATAATTGTTCAATAGTTAGGTCGCATTTGCTGTGTTTAATTTTATTTTTTGAATGTAACATTATTCGGCAATTAGCAGGATGAGAAATAATTTTTGGATCAATATTATTAGCAAATCCGTAACTAACAGATATAATATGATCTCGACTAACTCCTAAAACATTTTTAGGGTGTCCTTTTCTTTTTAATCCTGGGCAAGTATACCATCCATGTTGTTCTATTAGTGACAGGTCAAATTCTCCTGGATAGTGATATACATTAAATCTAAATCTAGCAGAAGCATAATATTGCTCTTTAATAGTTTTGATATATGGTGAAGATTTACGAATAGTGCCGTCTGGATTTTTATTAGAATAATATCGATTAGTATGTTTGCATAATATAAATTTTATTTTAGAATACGGAAATTTTTCTGTAGCAGTGGGTCCTCTTTTTCGAGAAATACTATTTGTAATTTTAGACGCACAACTATTTGAGCAATATTTATTTTTTCTTTTATTAAACTTGAGGGGTGTTTGACAACATTTACATTTAACAGGATTGAGGCTATATTTGATTTTAGATTTTTCTAAATTGGTTTTATTTCTAAAAGTAGTTCCGCATGATAAGGAACAGAATTTTCCATATGATCCTGGAGTTATATTAAATAGGTTAGAACAATGTTGACAAATAGCAGTTTTCATACTATTATTTAGCATAGTTTAAGGAAAAGAGTTCGATTCTCTCACTCCGCTCCATTATTTAAAGGTCACTATTATGTTTGAAGATTTTAATTTTTTACCAGGAGACAAAATACTATTTGCTGGCAAATTGCCTGATGAAATTTTTTCGGAAATAGCTCAATTTGTTGAGCATTGTAGGAAAATTAAAGACCATCCATTGGGTCACTTGTATAATCATGTAAATAAAGGTAAAAATTCATATCAGATATCAGTTCCAAGACATCTATTAGAGCAATCATTTTTATTTCCATATATGATTAAGTTAGGTGAATATTATTTAAAAGAATATAATATTAATAATACTTATGTAAAACCGGTAAGATTAAGATCAAACCATAATCATTACGACGGATACGATTGTTGGATTAATTTTACGACTAAAGGCGATAGTAATCCGCAACATTATCATAGTGGAGCATTGTCAGGCGTAATTTATTATTCTAATATTGATAAATGTCCAACTATTTTTGAAAACGGTGTAAGCTATGCTGGTAAAGAACAAGAAATTATAATTTTCCCTGCTAAGTTAGAGCATTCTGTAGCTACACATATTAGTGATAATGAACGTATTACATTAAGTTTTAATTTAGAATTATTAGAGAGTAAAAATGCGGGTATGGTGTAATGGTAACCCGAGACCTTGCCAAGGTTTAGTTGAGAGTTCGATTCTCTCTACCCGCTCCAATCAATGGTAACTGTAGTTCAATGGTAGAATCCAGGATTGTGATTCCTGTCGTTGTGGGTTCGAGTCCCATCAGTTACCCCAAACTATGTAATTTTGGTAAGATTGTTGTCAACTTAATGTAAACTTCAAGCGTTAATATAGTATGCTAGGAGGCATTATGTTAACAACTACAAAACCCAATTACAAAGATCCTAAAGTAGGATACTCTACGCAAGATTCATATTTGCGAATGAAATGTCCTAACTGTGATAAACGTCGTAGCGGGCCTTGTAGTCATCCCAGCATACTTAACCTTAAAGGAAATTCAAAATGAAACAATTAATCGCAATCGTAGCAAGTGTATTCGCATTATCAGCAGTTGCTGCAGACGCACCTAAAGCGCCAGCCGCACCAGCTAAGGTAGAGAAAAAGGACGCACAGCCTTCCAAAAGCGCCGCGCCTGCTGTCAAAGAAACAAAAACAGCGACTCCAGCTTCTAAGTAATTTTAAATTTGAAGATTCAGACGATGACTACTACGAGGATACTCCGGATATCCATGTAGGACGTTGTCGTCCTGAACTTATTAAAGTTGATGTTATTGATAACGACATTGACTTAACTGATGATATTAAAATTAGATTAGCTGTAGCCAGATTAAAGGCGCTGAAGAAATATGAAAAGGTTTGGGGATAATACTCTAAACCTTTTTCATTTGTAGTACAATTTTTTATTAATTTAGAAAGGAGCACGATATGCCAGCAGTATTTTTAGTTAGTGATACGCACTTTGGTCACGCAGGTGTATGTCGCTTCACTCGCAATGATGGCGTGACAAAACTTCGCCCGTGGGACAATGCCGAGGAAATGGATGAAGCCATGATCAAGGCATGGAACGAGCGAGTACGGCCAAACGATAAAGTTTACCACTTAGGCGATGTTGTTATTAATCGTAAGGCCTTGCCTATATTAAATAGGCTCAACGGTGATAAAGTTCTGATCCGTGGTAACCATGATATTTTTAAGGACGAAGACTATACTCCTTACTTCCGTAGTCTTCGTGGATACCATGTTATGAACGGAATGATTCTTAGTCATATTCCTCTTCATACGGAAAGCCTTGGACGCTTTGGTGTTAACATTCACGGACACCTTCACGCTAATCGCGTAAAGAAAATTCGTAGCGTTAATGTTAAGACCGGTGAACTTCTTTACAGTAATGAGAACGATGTCCGCTACCATTGCGTATGCGTAGAACAGACCCCGGACTTCGCTCCTATCCTTTTTGAAGATGTTATCAAACGCATTGAAGCCGAAGGTGGTGTAGTTGGATTTCAAAATGGAAACGGTCCAACGATGTAGTGGGCTAAATATTATATGCGTAAAATTTTTAGCCCACTGCCCAATATTAAAGTAGATATTAATCGATTATATTCGGAGATGCTTTATTACTGGCATCCAAACCTATCGTCTAGAGCTACTAGTGCAAGTTTTACCACAGCAAAAAAATATGTAGATGATCTTAATTGTGATTTTCTTAAATATACCGGTGCCGCTTATTTGTTGTCAAAAGATTCAATGGTGATGAAGTATCCTGATGGGGAGATCGATCAGGAATTAATATATTGGCCTAAATTACTGGAAAATAGTTATATGAAAGAATTAGGTGATCGCTTTGCTAATTTATTACAAGTTAAAAATTATCGAGCTAGAGCAAGTTATATGAATACCTATGGCCTAATAGAAGATTTCCCCGCAGGAGATCTTCATACAGATCAGCACACGCCTTATAGATTACACATAGCACTAAATACTAGTCTTGGTGTAAAATGGAGATTTGAAAACGAAGCCGGGCTAACTCAGTATATACATCAACCAGCCGATGGAGTACCAGTATTGATAGAAACTGGAAAAACTAAACACCAAGTCATAATCCCTAAAGATTCTATAAGAATCCATCTGTATTATCAATATTACGAAGATATTGATCAAACTTTGTTAGATAATATACTACAATGAATATAATCTGTGGTCCAGAAAATGATAAGCGTACTATCTCTATTACTCTCCCTAAACAAAAATCTCGAATAGGTATATTTGTTAGTGGCGGATTAGATAGTGCTATACTATACTATTTGTTATTAATAGAAAATAACTTGCGTGGAAACTTTCACGAAATTATACCTATCTCTGTTATGCGTAAAGAAGGATCAAAATACTGTAGTAAAATTGTAGCAGGCCATATCCACGGACATTTTAAATTACCCCAATTAGATCCATTAATTATGGGAGACAATACGCTACCCGAAGAAGAACAAGTAAAATCTGGAATTGAACAAGCTCTTGCTAACCAATTTGATTTAGTCTATGCTGGAGTAATTGAACAACTACCGCAACATATGGTTGGGTGGCAACCTATACCTTCACAAGAAACTAAAAAATTTAAAACTCCTTTTAAAACTCTTAATAAAAGTCATATCATAGATTTAATAAGCAAACTTAATCAAGAAACATTATTTTATATTACACATAGTTGCTCTGTACAAGAAATAGGCAGATGTAACTACTGTAACGGATGTAACGAACGAGCTTGGGGATTCAAGCAGTTAGGATTGTCTGATCCAGGAACTATATAAATTTTGTTATTATATTAACAAGATCTCGATAATTAGCAGGCCTAGGAGTTGGTTTGGTCTTTGAATTAAATTGAATAATATCTTCATAACATAATTCAAGATCTGTAGTAATACTCTCTACTATCTTATTAGACTCTAATATATGCTTTATACAAATATTAATCTTCTCTTCATCTAACATAATAAGATCATTTGACTGAAACTCTGTTATAGATTTTTCAAACTGTGATAAGTTATTCCTGTTTTCTCCCCAATACACCCAAACATTTCTTATTAGTGCAATGTAGTAGCTAGCTATTTGTTCAACTATATCTTTGCGACTGAGTTTAATTTTAAAATTTTGATCAGCAAAAATATACTCTGTAAGAGTTGCTGGATAGGTAGGTATGTGATCTACTATTATTTTTAAAACATGTTTATTTTTAGATTGTTCAATAAATTGTTCTAGTTGAAAATCTGGCGCTGGCTCGCTATAGTACAACACACCTGGATTAGAATTTGCAATATGATAACCAATTGCGTTACTTCCTGTTCTGGGACTAGCAAATATAACTACTGGATATTTTGTAATATTAATATTCATTTAACCAAAAATCGTATTTGTTTAATAATTCTTTATATAACTTATTCATTTGTGTATAGATAAATCTGGTGTAAAGCGTACACTAAGAATCATTCTAGTGTGATTAGAAAAATTTGTTACGCTATGTGGAGTATCAATGTCTACAACCATCGGGCAATCAACTTTAACAATTTTTGCTAGATTAGGACCGTGATGCCAAATTATATCTAAATATGCTAGCCCACGATTATCTTCTGTTTTTAAAGTATAGGCGCCGTCATACCAAAACATTTCAGCATCGCTTGATGTAATAGGAATATTTACAGCCCAGTTTGGGTGACCTTCCCTATTAGGTTTTATTCCATCAACATGAATTATTCCTCTTAACTTAGGCGGCTGAATAAAAATTATTGCGTTAGCAACTTTATGTTCTAATTTAGTAAATGCGTTGACATCGGATAAAATCTGTTCTGCTATCCAATTTCTTTCATCGGCAGATAATACTATGCTCCGTTTATTATGAGCAATTAATTCTTTATCTTTGAACTTATCTTGTATAATTTTCCAGTTAGATATAGTAATTGGCTGTGTATATTTCATAATATATAATCTTTAAAAATTTCAAGTGATTCTTGCATAGTAACTCGTTCGCGGGTTGATTTATGTTTAAAAACTCTATTACCGATAAGTTAGTGTTAAAAAGAGGCAACCCTAAGTTAAGATCTACACAATATTCATTTATCATGATAAGTTATATTAGGTATCGGGGGAAGCGAGAAATCAGTTCGGTTACTCCACGGTAATAATCTAATACTTATACCTATAGCCACTTCGTCACTAGTATTGGTAAGATTATGCCACTGAGCCACATTAGATATAAACGGTGTTGTACAAAAGATATCTTGCAATGGTCTAGTATCTTTTAATTTTATACTAGGTACTGCGTTAAATTTTTTCTTTTCACTGTAGTTAAATATAGCATCTGGGTTAACAACTTTGTGCCAAAACCATTTTAATTTATCGCAATTTTTCAAAGGTAACATAAGAGTTTGATTTATAAGTAAATCTGCTGGCATATCTTTACGATTATCCGAATGAATAACAATTGATGAATTTGGCAGGAAATATACTAATAATATGTTATGCCCATCATAGGTTGATTTATCTACTCGTAGTAATTCAAAAATTTGTTGCTGGATATGCTCGTCTAATCTTCCCACAAATCCTATTTTTGGATTAGGAATATCTGGAGGATCAATTAATTTTAAAATTTTATCTATCGGAGGATCAATCCAAGTTACTGGTTTATGTAGTTCCATAGAAATATTTATTATAAATATTTTCATGGTAAAAGATAAAAAACTTGACTAATATTAATTTTTATAGTATAATATATGTAACTTGAAAGGAATCATTATGGCAAAAACACCAAAACAACAAACTGCTACCGATTTACAACGCACCTTAGCTGGTCAATGGAGTAAAACAGAAAAACGAGCAGAAGCAAGTCGCCAGATCATGGCCAGCAAGAAAAAAACACACGAAATTAATAAAGCCTTCCGTAACGCACAAATTTTAGCAAGATAACCAACCATAAAGGTATAATATGAAACTAGTAGCTCAATCGCCAACTGGCGATAAAATTGTTCCACGCTTAGTCCAATCTAAATATGATCCAACTAGTACAGTAGGCCGCACTTCGGAAGCGGCAGCCAAAGTAGTTGGACGCTACGAACTAATTGCGATTGGTGCGGCTCGTATCCGTGAACTTCGGTCAGGTCATGCTAAACGAGTTCCATCAACATACGGCGACCTAGTCACAGTATTATTGGAAATTGAAGCTGGCGAGATTGATGCTGGCGAATATTTGTTAAAATCTACAGCGCCACCAAAGCGTTACAAGTAAAAAAGTATTACGGAGAGCTGGCCGAGCGGTCGAAGGCACCCGCCTACTAAGCGGGCATGGATCTAAACAGTCCATCTGGGGTTCGAATCCCTAGCTCTCCGCCAAGAATTTTTGCCCGGTATATGACCATTAATAAGTAAAATTACAACAAAGGAATACACATGGCAACCAAAGGTGGAAATCAAAAATCTCATAAATCAGATCCAATGCGTACCAAGAACGGTAAAGAGCGATTGGGTCCGTTAAATATTAGCCAATTAGAAAAATTATTATCTAATGCCCGTAAAAAAAATGTCGCTAAAATTCATCGTAGAATTAATGAATTAAAAAGTCGACCAGGATTCGTCAAAGCAGTTGAAGTATCTGCAGCAGAAGCCGCAGTGGTGGAGTCGTTGCTGTAAAGTAGTAAATCTGTGCCCTTATAGCTCAGTTGGTAGAGCACCGGTTTTGTAAACCGGTTGTCCCGTGTTCGAATCATGGTGGGGGCATACCAGTATTATTCCGGTCAAGCAAACACGGTGTAGGCGGTGGACTATTAATCCATGAAGCCTGGTTCGATTCCAGGGACCGGAGCCAAAAATATATGACAACTAAGAAAAATATAGACCCGGGTAGACCAATAAGTCGCCCAATGGCCCCAATAACAACTGATACCAATTGGGGTAAGCAATTAACTAAAGCCGAATGGAAAAAGTTAATGAAAAAGTTAGACGCTAAGAAAAAGGAAAGAGAAATGTCAAAATTATCAGACACACTAGCCAAAGCATTGGCAAAGAAACAAGGCAAGACTCACGTAGACGGCAGTGATGCTGGCGCTACGGTAGAAAAAAAATCTAAAGTTAAACCTTCAGCTGGCCCGGCTAAAAAACCGCCTACTCGTAGTGCTGGACGAGGTCGTTAATTATAATCCAAATAATGTTTTTTTAGCGTCATTGAAATAAAAAGATGCAGGATTGGTTATTCGTAGTGTTAGTACCATTCGTCGATTAGTGGATTGTCTATTATCAAAATCATGCCAGATATCCGTATTAAATAAAATACATTCGTTAGGTTTAGCCGTCATCGATTTAACTGGAGTATGTTTAGTTTTATCAAATCCGACAGCTTCTCTAGACGCATTTTCCCAATTAAGCCCTGTAATAGGGTAGTTAGACAAATCATTATCACTGTACCAATTAGTTACGCATTTATCATCTAAAATTTCTACGGTATAATTTAAACTTATCCTATTATCACAACCATCTTTGTGTGCGCGGTAATATCTGCCGCCTTTAGTAACAAACATAGATGCCCTATTCTGTTGTAGAGCTAGACTCTGCGACAATGGTGTAATAGCTAATATCTCTTGACGAATTTCTGGAGGGAATTTATAATGAGTAAATGTTTTTTCCAAATCTACCCCGTTCATGCCTTGTTTACAAATATTGATAATCTTATCAAGACCATCGTGCGTGAATCTAATATAGTAAGGGCTACAATCTTCAATTACGGTGTACATCCAATATTTATTAGGTAGTTGACTAGGAATTGATATTCAGCTATACTAACATTATGATTAAATTAGAAGAAGCCTGTGAAACCATTTATCATTTTGCCGAAGCTAATCAAACCGATCCGCTTACGGGTATTGAACTTATGGTTAAGTATTTTAAGCAATTAAACCCAAAAGAACGGCAATCTTTGGTGGTTTTTATGGATGCAACTAAGGTAGTTGACAAAGAATTGATTTAATCGTATAATAGCACTTATAGTAGTATTTTTATTATAGTTTAACTTTAAAAGGAAACACAGCCCATGTCAGAAACAAGACAAGTCACCACTGTACAAGCCAAACGTAGTTTACTCAAGGCTTTTAATCATAAGCGTCCATTATTTTTATGGGGCCCTCCAGGAATTGGTAAGTCAGAATTAGTAGCCGACATTGCCAAAGAACTAGGCGGTTAT